CCAGTTTCGGAAGCGAGTTCGACCCAGCAAAAGGACCTACTGTCGGGCGAAGCACAAGCAATCCCGGCACGACGACTGAACCAAGAGACATGTGCCAAATACGGCTACCTGGTGGGCACATGGAAAGGAGAGCCAGTACAGGTAGCCACCTACCGTGATGAACACGGCAAGCCAGTCGCACAGAAACTGCGCACTAAGAACAAGACGTTCCAAATCGTGGGAGACGCAAGAGGCATGGGCCTCTTCGGCTCTCACCTTTGGGGCGGCAAGGGCAAGAAGATTGTCGTTACTGAAGGTGAAATCGACTGTCTTTCAGTAGCACAAGCTGGGGGTCTGAAGTGGCCCGTGGTCAGTCTACCGAACGGCGCAAATTCCGCCATCAAGGCTATCAAGCAGTCTTGGGACTTTTTGATGCGCTATGACGAAATCATCCTGTTCTTCGATCAAGACAGTGCTGGCCGATCTGCTGCACAAGCAGTGGCCGAACTGTTGCCAGTCGGAAAGGCGAAGATCGCCAACTTGCAACATAAAGATGCCAACGACGCCCTCATGGCTGGGAAGCCCGATGCAATTATAGAGGCTATCTTCCAAGCTACTGACTACAGGCCCGATGGTATTCTGGCGGCTACCGATTACCGTGACGCCATTGGTGTGGATGATGCTGCCTCGTCCATTACTTACCCTTATTCGCTACTCAACGACGTGACACGAGGCTTGCGGAAGGGTGAGTTGGTCACCATTACGGCAGGGTCCGGTATCGGAAAATCGACATTGGTGCGTGAGATTGCGCATCACCTGCATGTCGGTGACAACAGGCTTGGCATGATCATGCTGGAGGAAAGCAACAAGCGAACCCTTCTTGGTCTTGTCGGCATTTTGATGAGTAAGAACATCCTGGTGGACCGCAGTGAGGTCAGCGAGGAAGAGGTGGTCGGAGGCTTTGACCAGCTGTTCGGACCCGACATGCCGCCGTTGTATCTCTACGATCACTTCGGATCGACTGATGTCGACCTGATCTGTAATCGGATCACCTACATGGCAAAAGCGATGGGCGTCGAGTGGATCATCCTCGATCACATTTCGATCCTCATCAGTGGACAGGCGTTCGGAAACAACGAGCGGACGCTTATCGACACAGCCATGACACGACTGCGCACACTTGTGCAGCAATTAGATATCGGACTGATTATCGTCTCGCATTTGCGACGGCCTGACGGCAACGCAGGTCACGAAGATGGTGCGCAGGTCCGGTTAGGTCAGCTGCGTGGATCACACTCGATTGCTCAGCTGTCTGACATTTGTATCGCCCTTCAGGTCGACCCTGATGATCCGGACGGCGATATCCGCAACCTGCAAATCCTCAAGAACAGGTGGACCGGTCAGACCGGGCCAGCAGGAACCCTTCAATATTCCCGTGACACTGGTCGGCTACTCGAAATCGAGTTGGCGATGTTAGGTCAAGACGGTGAAGACAACGAAACAACACAAGGAGAAAACGACAATGAACGCAGTGCAGCTTAATCTTTTCGCAGACACTAAAACGCCCGTTGCGGCGAATGACAACGACAGCTGGGAAGACCGTTTCGAGGCTTTCCACCGGAATAACCCCCACGTCTACGAATTGTTCAAGAAGTACACCTACGAAGCGATTGCTTCAGGACGGGACACCTACAGCACCATCTCGATCTTCGAGCGTATCCGTTGGTACACAGACATCGAGACAAAGGGTGATCCGTTCAAGATCAACCAGAATTACGCCACCTATTATGGGCGGCAGTTCATGCGTGATCACCCGCAGCACGATGGGTTCTTCCGCACTCGGCGTCTCAGGGGGTAGGGTTATGGTTCGTGAACTTTTTGATGAGTATGAGTATTTCCACATGAACATGACGCTAGATGAGTACCAAACAGAAGCCATGAACACGGCAGTTTACCCCGGTAACCTGCTCTACCCTTTGTTAGGCTTACAGGGCGAGGTGGGCGAATTTAGCGAGAAGGTGAAAAAATACTTCCGTGACACTACTGGAGAAATGGAACTGGAAGACCCTGTAATTGAAATGTCGGCGGAACTCCGTGCCGATTTGGCAAAAGAAGCTGGGGACATTCTTTGGTATTTGACAGCCCTTGCAAACGATCTTGGCTACGATCTGGAAGAGATTGCAGCTATGAACTTGAAGAAGCTACGAGACCGCAAGGAACGCGGCGTCATCCACGGCTCCGGTGACGAGCGGTAATGCGGCTGGTCTTCGATCTGGAGACCGACAACTTTCTAAACTCCCTTACGAAAATACACCGCATCGGCGTCCGCAACTTGGATGACCCCGATCAGACTTGGTCCTATGGGCCAAGCGAGATTGACAAGGGCATCGAACAGCTTGCTGCAGCCGACATGCTTGCGGCGCACAATGGTTTGGTTTTCGACATTTGCGCTATCAAGAAGCTGTATCCGAACTTCAGTACGGAAGGCATCCTCATTCGAGACACACTCGTCCTGAGTAGGTTGATCCGTGCTGATCTTCGGAACGACGATTTTCTCCAGGCTCACAAGTACCCAGAGATGCCGAAAAAGCTTTTCGGTTCTCATGGCCTTGAGGCTTGGGGACATCGGCTTGGCTTCTTGAAGGGGGACTTTGCAAAGACGACAGACTGGTCGGAATACTCCGATGAGATGATGTCGTACTGCTTGCAGGATACGTTGGTCACCCACCGTCTCTGGACTGAGTTATCTCCAGAGAAGTGGTCGCAGAAAAGCATCAACTTCGAACACAAGATTGCCGAACTGTGTAATCGCATCGGGACAGCTGGCTGGACTTTTGATCAGCACGAAGCTGCATCGTTGTATGCGCAGCTGGCCCTCGAACGCTCGACGCTAGAAGATGATTTACAAACCTTGTTCCCCGACTGGGTGATCGAGGACGAGTTCATCCCCAAGGTGAACAACAAGAAGCTGGGCTACGAGAAGGGCGTTCCCTTCATTAAGAAGAAAACCGTCCAGTTTAATCCTAATAGCCGTAAACACGTCGAGTTTTGTCTTCGTAACAAGTACGGGTGGAAGCCGAAAGAGTTTACCCCGTCCGGCGATGCAAAGATCGACGAGCGGACACTAGGTCGGCTGTCGTTTCCCGAAGCAAAAAAGCTTGCTCGTTCCTTCATGCTGCAAAAACGCATTGGCATGTTGGCCGAGGGTAACGCAGCGTGGATGCGTCTTGTCGATGACGACAACAAACTTCGCCACACAATCAACCCAAACGGCACAGTGACTGGCAGGGCCAGCAGTTTTGGACCTAACCTTCAGCAGGTTCCGGCAACTCGTGCAGAGTTCGGTGCTGAGTGCCGAAGTCTGTTCAAGCCATCACCGGGCTATGTTTTGGTCGGTGCTGACTTGTCGGGTCTGGAACTTCGATGTCTTGCTCATTTCTTGGACGACAAAGGTGCATACGCACAAGAAGTCGTCGAAGGCGATGTACACACTGCGAACATGAAGGCTGCTGGGCTTACCACCCGTGATCAAGCCAAGACGTTCATCTACGCGCTTCTTTACGGTGCGGGTGACAGCAAAATCGGCTCGATTGTGGGCAAGGGGGCAAAGGAAGGCTCACAGCTGCGAAAACAGTTTCTAGCTAATTTTCCTGCCTTCAAAGCACTTCTTACTGCCGTCAAACACGCAGTCAAACAACGAGGTCATCTTATTGGCCTCGATCACCGTCAGCTGCCTATCCGCAGCGACCATGCGGCTTTGAACACGCTCCTGCAATCCGCAGGGGCACTGGTCTGCAAAAAGTGGATCGAACTGGTCGACGCCGAACTCACCAAACAGAACCTCGATGCCCGGATTATCGCGTGGGTCCACGACGAAATCCAAGTAGAGGTCCGCAACCACAAAGAAGGAGATGCCGATCATGTCGGTCGAATCACTCGAAGAATGGCGGAAGAAGCTGGCAGATCGTTCGGCTTCCGAGTGCCAATCGACGCCGAATACCGGGTCGGAAGCAGCTGGGCTGGAACTCACTGAGGACCAGCTTGCTGCCACGATCAAGGTTTTCCTTGTCCTCCAAAAAGCCAGGATGTCCCCGTTCACCACCAAAAGCGACTTCGCTCGTATGGCAGCAAACGAGATTGGCATCTGTGCCAGCGAGGGGCTGATTTCAACCAAAATCGCCGACACCCAGTACGGGAATATCTGGATGATTACCCAAGAGGGTATGGAGCAGCTGGAGGAACTAGATGATTACATCAGCACTCGCCATTGACGCCGATATCCTTTTGTACCGCAGCACCAGTGCCGCTGAGAGCGAGGTCGATTGGGGCGATGACATTTTCAGTCTTTGGATGGACATGAAAGAGGCGAAAGCCGCTTTTGTTCGGCAGCTGGAAAACATCCAAGAAAAGTTAGGTGTGACCAATGTAGTTTGTTGCATTTCTGACAGCGGCAACAACTTCCGCAAGTCAGTTGACCCCAGCTACAAGTCGAACCGACGTGGCACCCGCAAGCCTGTCGGATACACGGCGATGAAGGATTGGGTCGTGTCGACTTACCCTTCGATGCGTAAGCCCGGACTGGAAGGTGATGACCTTCTCGGCATCCTCGCCACACGCCCCGGTAACGACTGCATCATGGTTAGTGATGACAAGGACATGCTGGGTGTTCCCGGCAGACTGTTCCGTCCGTCTAAAGACGAGATGTTTGAAATCAGTGTCCAAGATGCAGACAGGTTTTTCCTGACACAGGTCCTCACTGGCGACCCGACAGATGGTTACAAGGGCGTTCCTGGCATTGGCCCGAAGAAGGCCGAAGCAATCCTTGGTCCTCGTCACGACTGGGGAGCCATCGAGAAGGCATTTCTGGACGCCGGTCTCACAAAGGACGACGCCCTCACACAGGCCCGACTAGCCCGGATTTTACGCTGGTCTGACTGGGATGCAGAGAAAGGAGAGCCAATACTTTGGAAACCATAAGACACGAAGAGTACATGAAGCGGATGGCCGAAGGTCCAAAGCCAGACATGGTCAACCGTCCACCCCACTACAACACCTCAGAGATTGAGTGCATCGACGCCATCAGGGCGGCGACAGGCGACGGCTTCGGCTTCCACCTGCAAGGCACAATCCTCAAGTACATCTGGCGATACCAGCACAAGAACAACCCAGTGCAGGACCTCAAGAAGGCCCGTTGGTATCTGGACCGTCTGATC